CCCCCCAAAAAAACCAAAAACCCACCGTAAATACGGTGGTTTTCTTTTGTATACACGACTTTTACACGATTGTGTTCAATATCTTCACTGCACGTTCTTCCTCTCGTGGGTAGAGGTGCGAGTAGGTGTTCCATGTCATTGATATGTTGGAATGTCCAAGACGCCGTGCTATCTCCTGAATGTTTATGCCCTCATTGGCGAGCAGGGAAGCGTGGCTGTGACGGAAGTCATGAATACGGATACGTTTGACACCTGCCAAGTCTGCAAACTTCTTGTTTGTCTTTTCAAGGGACGTGTCACGGATAGGACGCTCGCCGCCGCAGATATACATATTATCATTGAACTTCGGTACAGCTTTCTTACAGCGTTCGTAATGTTCTGACAGCACTGCTCTTAACGGCTCTGGTATCTGTATCGTACGTATGCTTGGCTTGTTCTTTGGTGGCGTGATACGATCACCGCCTTTGAGCTTCTGAGCAATGCTCTTGGTGATGGATATGTAGCCGTCTTTTATATCCGTCCATTGCAAGGCGTATATCTCGCCTTTTCGCATACCCATGAAAAACGCTATGTTGAAAAATACATAGTAGTTCCATTCGTACATTGAGCCGCTATCCTCTGCGGTCTGAGAGTATTCTTTTGCTGATGATATGTATTTCTTGAACTCGTCAGGCGTGTAGAAAAGCATTTCTTTTTTAGGCTCAAGGGGTGATTTAAAATTGCCTGCGGTGATAACAGGATTTTTCGGAATGTATTCCATTTTAACAGCATAGTTCATCATTGCACGAAATTCGCCATAAATGTTCTTTCGAGTGACGATAGCCAATCCCTGTTCTGACAGCTCCTGTTTCCATTTCTGCACCATTGGCACATTCAGATTATCTATCCTCACGCTTTCAAAGGTGGGCAGGACGTTCTTTTTCAGTATTCTTAGGGACTTGTCCAGTGATGTTTCACGGACCTCTGAACACTTGGCGGTGATGTACTCCGTGAATAGCTGTCCGATAGTCATTTTTGGAGCTATCTCTTTAGCATTGAGCTTTTGTGTAAGCTGGATTTCCAGCTGCTTAGCCGCCTCTGCACCAAACGCCACACGGTCTATCTGATGAGGCTTTCCAAAACTGTCAGTATAATTGATACGCACACGATATTTTTGCAGACCGTCTTTTCTGATGTTTTTACCGTTCTTGTCTGTCATTTTGTAGATCGGCATAAAGCATTCCTCCTATTCTTGACACTTCCTCGAAAGTGTGCTACAATAAAAGGGCAAAATTCGCCCTTTCTTAATGGGTTAGTGTGAATTTTAATCGAGCTGATATTGGTAGTATCCGCTCTGCTCGCCTCTGAGTGTTGGTAGCACTTGGGGGCGAGATTTTTTATGCAATATGCTGAATTTGTGCCAGTGCATATTGACAAATAGATGTGCATATGATATCATATAAGTAAGTTAACTCGTGAAGGATTAAGGCTGGGTTCCCGAATGGGAGTAGGCATTCGTGCTTAGAATTCCTTTGCCCCTGGGGTTGACTTATTTTTTTGTAATTTCTCTTTTAGATTCTGAATTATATGTTCAGGGTCTTTTTTTATTTCGTCTACAATAAAGTCTATTGTTTGTAATGAGTAACTGTATTGAGGCTGTGAAAACATTCTTGAAACAAAACAGAGTTTATCATTTCCTTTAATTTCATAATGCTTGCAAAATAAATTAAAATGATACATATTAAATTTCATAGTTATATTTGCTTTTTCAAGTTTCTTATTGATTTCTGAACAGCACTTCTTAGCGGTAAATTTATATGTATCATTAGGATTTTGCATTTGTTTTACGATTTTTATTTCTTTATCTGCACTATTATCAATCCTAACAACCGCAGAGGCTTCGTCTTTCTTCTTTGTTATGTAATAATGATGATTTACTCTTATAGCAAAATGACTGTTATTTTCGTCAATAATAGGTGTTAATTCCTCATTTGTACCTATTAGTCTTTCTGCAATTTCAGGAGGATATTTTGCCCTTATTTCGTCATTGTCTATGGTATTGTAGCTTACAGTAAGTGTGAGGAAATTTTGTGGAATAATTTCAGTCATATCAATATTATGAAAAGCCTGCATTTTTTCAATAAAATTAAAAACCGTTGCCTGAAAAAGAGGAATGTATACCATTTCATATTCTTCGGTTATGAAATGAGTACTCATATTTCTCAATTCAATAATTTTCTCAAGATTTCTTCTTAATGGGTCTTTATCATTGGTAAATATTTTCTTTACGCAAAGTTCCAAAGTAATAGTTCGGTTTGGGTTATCTTTGTAGTATACGCTCTCATTTCCGAACGTATTAATCATATGAGCTTTTAACATAAGTTCCCAGGCATTGCATATAAAAAAGCTAAATCCTTCTACTCTATATTTAATTGAAGGTTTATTATATACTTCTATTGCCATAATAAAGGCTTCTTTTGACTTATCAGTTAATTTATCTACTAAAATATTCAAATGAACACTTCCTTTCTCCCTGTCAGTATTTACAATACTTGCAGGGGATTTTATTTTAACACTCTGCCCTGAGCGTCAGTGAAGTTTCCCTGAAACAAATTTATCATATCAACTATTGCTCCAATAAAGAAACCTCCGAAAGTAAAGAAGTACAGCAAACCTGTGCCAGCTTTGCCTACATAAAATCTGTTCAAACCGCCCAAGCCTAAAAAGGTCAGCAGGCAAAGTATTTCAGCTGTGCTTTTGCTCTTAGGGCTTATCTGCTCAACAGGAGCTTGCGGTGCGACCTGCTGGACGTTTGTAACGTATGTGATGTGCTGAACGATATTGCTGTTATGCTCAACGTGGTTATCAATTTTCTGCGGCTGCGGCAGTTCGTGACCGCAATATTCACATACTGCTACGCCTGGTGCGTTTTCACCTTTACAATTTGGACAAGTCATAATTTTTCCTCCCTATAAATCGACATTTGTAAACAATTTATGAAATCATTTACATTGTCTTAAATTGGTGATATAATGTATTTGTAATCATGCAGGAGAAAACTCTGTGTGCTATCCCTGTCAGTATTTGCGGTGCTGACGGGGATTTTTTTATTATAAGGATTTTATAACTGTTTTTACGATGCCGAGTATTCTTATGCGGTCTCTTTCTGCACCGACAAACTCTCTTGGCTGATATTCGGGATTGAATGATACAAGGGTTATCTTGTCATCAGAATACTTGATTTTCTTCACGACGCCGTTTTCACCGTCGATAAGGGCAACAACTACCTGTCCGTCCTCAGCCCAATCCTGCCTTAACACCTGTATCTTGTCGCCGTTCTCTATCTTCGGATACATACTGTCCCCCGAAACGACAATGCACATTGTATTCTTAGCTTCTTCCTCGCTGACGATATAAAGCGGCATATAGCCTACAACATAATCGTCAGCATAAGCACCAAAACCAGCCGACACGCTCTCATATATAGGTATTATATGTACGTTGTCTTGCGGGAGTATGGTTGCGTTAGAGTCTATAATATGAGAAGAATGTTTAGGACTAGGATCATCAGTTTTTAATGCAAGATATTCAGGATTAACATTCAACTCAATAGCGATTGATTCAAGAACAGGTAATTTTATTCTGAGAATTTTTCCTGCCTCATATCTTTGGATAGTTGATTTATTCAATCCAAGACGGATACCAAGTTCTTCTTGTGTAAGTCCTTTTTCTTCTCTTGCAGCTTTTATTCTATTTCCAATTTCTATGGTATTCAAATCTTGCTCACCTGCTTTCGTTATAATGATTATATCACATTAAATTGCATAATGCAATAGCTTTTTTGAAAAAAATAAAAAAATGTTGCAAAATGCTATTGACAAGTGAAAAGTTATGTGCTATTATGATAATGCAGTAAGTTGCATAATGCAACAAGAAAGGAGGCTGGCATATGGTAAACACGAACAAGATCAAGGGTAGAATGAAGGAGCTTGAACTGACCCAAGCTGACGTTGCACATTGTTTAAACATAGCTCAACCTACAGCTAATCAGAAAATAAACAATGTTCGTCCGTTTGACTTGGACGAGGCTGAGAAACTGTCGCACTTGCTCCACATTGATGCTGGAGAGTTCGGCAAATATTTTTTTACTCAGTGAGTTGCATAATGCAACAAGTGATTAAAGAGGGGTGATAAGAATGAACGAAAATCTTTCAACACTCAGTTTAGACGTTGAAAAAGGAGAATTAAAAGTCAACGGAAAAGATATGTCAGATGTATCGTACTTTAAGCTTGAATTTAATGGTGCTTGGTCATTGACTATATCTGAGGACTTTTACGTCAATGGCAAAAAAAGATCACCTGAAAATTCAGGTGATAAGATCAAGGGACAAATTTTGAAATAAGGTCAAGTACATCGGAAAGACCGTTTTTAAATCGGTTTTCCATATACACAATGGTCTGATCGAGAATATCAAAATCTCCGCCAATGTAAACTTTGATGTATCCATTTCTTGCGAGTTCCAATATGCAATCTGAAATGTCGCTGTCATACCATTTTGATAAGTCTTTATCGCTTTTATAAAAGTCAATTTCAAAACGACGTGATTCAGCCTTTGATTCACCATTTTTACGGCGTTCAAGGTACATTTTGTATATGTAACAAATGACCTTTTCAGAATCCTTTGTAATATTCATAAGTTTGCCTCCTTTCTTTGTAAGATATAGCCATTGTATCACAACTGAGGAGAAAATGCAACAAGTGATTAAAGAGGGGTGAGAGAAACGTGGAAAAGAAAATTACTGCTATTCCAAGAGGGTGTGACAGTGCTAGGGTTGAGCAGGTGATCGTAACAAGAGCCTTGAAAGGTGCAGGAACAGAAAATGACCCCTGTAGAGAGGTCATTCAGTATTGGACTCTTGACGGAGAGCTGATTGTAACAAGGTCACAATATGAGGAGGGCAAACGTTGAATTTAAAAAAGATAGCGTACTATCTCGGTATTGCGTTGTGTCTAGCAAATCCGCTTGCATTCGGTATATGTATGCTAATAGGGCTTGACAACACAATTCCGTTGTCTCTCATGATAACTAGCAATGTTTGCAGGATATGTTCGCTGGAAGCAGAAATGACAGAAAACACAATGAGGAGTGACAAAGCAATGAAACTGTACAAGGTAACGACGATAGACCAGTATCATTATAAAAGGGTGTTCACAGTAGCAGCAAAGAGTCAGTACGAGGCTCTGACAAAGGCAAGTGTTATTTGTCCCCATGAGAATGTTTTGACAATCGAGGAGGTGAGATAAATGAGGTCACCTGACATTGAAATGGCAGTGCGGCTGTACTATGAAAAGCCCGAAATAACCAATGCGGATATCAAGGCACTGTTCAGCACAGGTGAAACGCAGACTATCAAGATCAAGAAAGCTGTTAAGGAAGAAATGGAAAACCACCTAATTTCTCCAAATGAGCAGGAAGTGTCCACACTCGGTCAATACCGAGATAGCCTACGAGGTGTGGGGCATTGATATCGACAACTTCGAGAAAAGGCTTAAAAAACTCCGCACGCTTTACGGAAAGGACGTGAGAAAATGATAGCCGTACTAGAGATAATCAGATGTGCCGCAGCGGTAGCGCTCGTTGTGGTGCTTGCAATGTATGTAGCATACAGGTGGTATGTAAGCGTAAAAGAAACTGCCTACGAGGAAGCTGAGGAGAGCATAAAGCGTGCAGTGAGAGAAGCAGGCAGACCCATAGTTAAGGTCGAGATACAAACGAAAGGAAAGTGGTAAAATGTTGTTCATAGTGGGTATCATAGCGGCGGCTATAGTGGTGTTGTCGGCACTGTATGGCGTCGTAGCGTTGATGATAGAATACAGACACTGGGAAAAGGAATTTGAGGAGGACGAAGACGATGATAGTGATGAGAGAGGTATTTAAGAGGGACAAGCCCCTTGACAACGGCAGTGGAGCGGTCAATATCTGCGTGTTCCATTCAAATGTCAAGTCTGACGAGTGCGGTGCGCTGACAGTAACGCCAACGAAGGACTACTGCCGCAGATGTGCATTTTACAAGACCCGTGAGGACTTCGACAGAGGGCTTGGCGATGCCGCAAGGTCGCTCCGTGAGAAAGGGATTGAACCTGTGAAGAAGATGGACTATGACGGCAGGCAGTATATGAGCGTACAGCCGATAAGGGAGGATAAAGATGATAACGAAAGAGGAGTTTGAAAAGGCGGTGGAGTACTGTACAGGATTTGCTGTTAGTTGCGAAAATTGTCCGCTATGCGAAAAAGATTTTAAGTGTGGTGCGTATTTGGCAGAGTACCTAAAAGAAAACGAGCTTGCACCTGCGGCAACAGGCACAAGCTCGGAGATATTGAAAAATATCAATTCAACACACCTTGATGATAGCACAAAATCGGATATATGTCAAGCATATGATACCGCAGACAAAGCCTGTGCAGATATACTCGATATTTACGAAGGAATGTCGGCATGTGAGCGTAGAGCTTTTGATATCGGAGAAGTGTACGGAAAAATATGCAGCACAAGGGATAAGCTTGAAAATATGAGAGGAGAGAACTAAAATGTCAGTAAAAATAAACTCACTTGAATTTGAGAACGTAAAGAAGATAAAAGCCGTGCAGCTTGAGCCTGCAAAGAATGGGCTTACTGTTATCGGCGGTAAGAACAGGCAGGGCAAGACCTCTGTACTTGACGCTATCGCTTGGGCACTTGGGGGAGATAAGTATAAGCCGTCCTCTCCTCAGCGTGAGGGGTCTGTTGTCGAACCGCACTTGAAGATCACCCTCGATAATGGTATCGTGGTGGAGCGTTCGGGCAAGAACAGCTCCCTCAAAGTCACCGACAGCACAGGCAAAAAAGGCGGTCAGCAGCTTTTGAACAGCTTTGTTGAACAGTTTGCCCTCGACCTGCCTAAGTTCATAAATCAGTCGAGCAAGGAAAAAGCTTCAACTCTGCTGAAAATAATAGGAGTGGGTGATACGCTCTATCAGCTTGAGCATAAGGAACATTCCCTCTATGACCAGCGTACTGCTATTGGCAGGATAGCTGACCAGAAGTTTAAGTTCGCAAAGGAAATGCCTGTGTACGCAAACGTCCCTGCCGAGCCTGTTTCAGCTTCGGAGCTTATCAGACAGCAGCAGGATATACTTGCTCGCAACGGCGAAAATCAGCGTAAGCGTGACCAGAAAGAATACTACGAAAAGCAGTTGGAGATTGCTAAGTCTGCCTATGAACGTGCAAAAGCAAGCTATGAAGCGGCAGCGAACAACTTCAAGCTTGCAAGCCTTGACGCACAGGACCTTGTTGACGAAAGCACAGCGGAGCTTGAAAAGAATATCTCAGATATTGAGGAGCTGAACAAGAAGATAAGAGCAAACCTTGACAGGGAAAAAGCTGAGATAGATGCTGAGGACTACCGTTCGCAGTATACATATCTCACTGAGCAGATAGAGGACGTAAGGCAGGCTAAAACTGACCTGCTGGGCAGTGCCGACCTGCCCCTTGAGGGGCTTTCAGTTGAGGGCGGAGAGCTGCTGTATAACGGGCATAAGTGGGATAGTATAAGCGGAGCAGAACAGCTTATCGTCGCTACCTCTATCGTGAGAAAGCTCAACCCTGACTGCGGCTTTGTCCTGCTGGACAAGCTTGAACAAATGGATACCGACACCCTTGAAGACTTCGGGAAGTGGCTTGAAGCACAGGGCTTGCAGGCGATAGCCACAAGAGTTTCCACAGGTGACGAGTGCAGTATCATAATCGAGGACGGCAGGTCAATGGACAATGATAAGGAAGAAAACACAGAAACGAAAACTTGGAAAGCAGGTGCATTTTAATGTATGAGATAACATCAGGAGTTGTAAGCTCCGCACAGAAAGTCGTGATATATGGTCCTGAGGGCATAGGCAAATCCACCTTTGCGGCTCAGTTTCCCGACCCTGTATTTATTGATACTGAGGGCAGTACAAAGAAGCTGAACATCAGACGTTTTCCTAAGCCAACAAGCTGGGAAATGCTCAAAAACGAGGTAAAGGAAGCTATGAACGGCAGGCTCTGCAAGACCCTTGTCATTGATACATTTGATTGGGCTGAACAGCTTTGCATTGAAACTATCTGCTCGGCACATCAAAAGAAAGGCATTGAAGATTTCGGCTACGGCAACGGCTACGTCTATGAAAAAGAGGAGATAGGCAAGTTTCTTAATCTCTTGCAGGAGGTAGTTGACAGCGGTATCAACGTTGTGCTTACGGCTCACGCTCAGATGAGAAAGTTTGAACAGCCTGACGAGCTGGGCGCTTATGACCGCTGGGAACTGAAACTCGGCAAGAAAACTTCTTCTCAGATATCGCCTCTTGTGAAAGAATGGGCAGATATGGTGCTGTTTGCAAACTACAAAACATATGCAGTAGCTGTGGATAAGGATGGCAAGAAGTTCAAGGCTCAGGGCGGTGACCGTGTTATGTACACCACACATCACCCTTGCTGGGACGCTAAAAATCGTGACGGACTTCCGTCTGAAATGCCTTTTGAGTATAGTGGCATAGCTCACCTGTTTGCGTATACACAGCCTGCTGAAATGCCTAAGCCTGTGCCGATGCCAAGACGTGTGCAGGAGCAGCTTGCACAGCCGAAAGCAGCACCGCAGCCACCCCATAAGACATCAAACGCAGTGACATTGCAGCAGGCTCAGCCGACAGCTGCACCAAAGGCAGAAGAACCTCTTACTGATCTCAGCGGCTTTGAGGACGTTGCACCACCTATCGTTATCCCTGAGGGCATACCGAAAGCACTTGCAGACCTTATGAGAGCCAACAACGTAAGCGAATCGGATATACGTCTTGTGGTATCTCAGAGAAACTATTTCCCTTATGATACCCCTATTACCAACTATCCTGACGACTTCGTGCAGGGCTGTCTGATAGGTGCTTGGGAGCAAATGCTGCCGCTTATCAGAGAAAATCAGAAAGTACCATTTTAAAAGGAGGACAACACTATGGATAATTTTATGGAATACGGCTGGGAAGATGAGATAGTCAACGAGGGTGGGGACTTTGTCCTGCTCCCTGAGGGGGACTATGACTTCACCGTTGCAAAGTACGAACGTGCAAGACACGAGGGGTCGGCAAAAGTACCGCCCTGCAATATGGCAAAGGTCACATTCACCATTTGGGGTGCAGAGGACAGCGTGGAGATAACAGAGAACTTCTTCCTTTGCAACAAGTTTGAGTGGAAACTCTCAGCACTTTTCTTGGCTCTCGGACTAAAAAAACACGGTGAACCGCTGAAAATGAACTGGAACGCTATCACAGGCAAAAAGGGCAAGTGTCACGTCTACGTTGACAACTACAAGAACAAGGACGGTGAGGATAGGCAGTCCAACAAGATAAAGAAGCTCTATGCCTATGACGAGAATGTGACTACTGTTCAGCCTGCTCAGACGCAGACACCACAGTATAGTCAGCCTGCTCAGACAGGGGGCTGGAAAGCCGGTGCGTTCTGATGATGAATTTAAGACCATATCAAAACGAGGCTAAGCTTGCTATACTCGAACAATGGTCTGAGGGAATAAACAAAGTCCTTGCAGTTCTGCCCACAGGAACGGGAAAGACAATACTTTTCTCGGCTGTTACGGAAGAATGTGTGCGGCAGGGTAAGCGTGTGCTTATCCTTGCCCACAGGGGCGAGCTGCTCGACCAGGCAGCGGACAAGCTTATGAAGTCAACAGGGCTTGGCTGTGCCACCGAGAAAGCAGAGCAAAGTTGTTTAGGCTCTTGGTATCGTGTGGTAGTAGGCTCAGTTCAGACCCTTATGCGAGAGAAAAGGCTCAAAGGCTTTTCGGAAAATTACTTCGATACCATAATAATTGACGAGGCTCATCACGCTATCTCAGACGGCTATCAGAGAGTGCTTGACCATTTTCCAAAGGCTCAGGTACTTGGTGTGACGGCTACACCTGACAGGGGCGATATGAAGGACTTAGGCTCTGTGTTCGACAGCCTTGCATATGAATACACCCTGCCACAGGCTATCAAAGAGGGATATCTTTCACCTATCAAGGCTATAACCATACCGCTGAAACTTGACCTTTCAGGAGTATCAACTCAGGCAGGAGATTTCAAGGCAAGTGATATCGACACGGCACTTGACCCTTATCTTTATCAGATAGCTGATGAAATGCTCAAATACTGTAAGAAACGCAAGACAGTTGTGTTCCTGCCGCTTGTCAAGACCTCTCAGAAGTTCCGTGATATCCTTATCAGCAAAGGTTTCAACGCCGCTGAGGTCAACGGAGAAAGCACAAACAGAGCGGAGATATTAGAAGCTTTCGACAAGGGCGAATACAACGTGCTGTGCAACTCAATGCTCCTCACAGAGGGCTGGGACTGTCCGTCAGTTGACTGTGTTATCGTGCTAAGACCAACAAAAGTGCGTGGGCTTTACTGTCAAATGGTAGGCAGAGGCACAAGACTTTGCGAGGGAAAGACAGAGCTTTTACTGCTTGACTTTCTGTGGCACACAGAACGCCACGAGCTTTGCAGACCTGCACACCTTATCTGTCAGAATGAAGAGGTCGCTGAGAAAATGACCGAAAACCTTGCCAATGAGGCAGGCTGTGCAGTAGATATCGAAGAGGCAGAAAAACAAGCAAGCGAGGACGTTGTGGCACAGCGTGAAGAGTCTTTGGCAAAGCAGCTCAAAGAAATGAAAACACGCAAGCGAAAGCTCGTTGACCCGTTGCAATATGAAATGTCAATACAGGCTGAGGACTTGTCCTCTTATGTTCCTGCTTTTGGCTGGGAGTGTGCTCCTGCTACCGACAAGCAGAAGGCAAAGCTTGAAAAGTTGGGCATTTTCCCTGACGATATAGACAACGCAGGCAAGGCAAAGCTTATCCTTGACCGACTTGAAAAGCGCCGCAATGCAGGACTTACCACTCCAAAGCAGATAAGACTGCTTGAAAGCAAGGGCTTTGAACACGTTGGCTCTTGGAGCTTTGACAGTGCAAGCAGGATGATAGCTCGTATTTCTGCCAATGGTTGGAGAGTGCCGAGAGATATTGACCCGAAAAAATACACACCTGAGAACTAAGGAGAAGTGAATGGATAACACAAATTTGCTTAAAATGCTTGAATACATAGACCCTGCAAGCTGTGATTATCAAGAATGGGTCAATGTGGGAATGGCTCTCAAGCACGAGGGCTATTCCGTGAACGATTGGGACAGTTGGTCGAGGTCAGACAGCCGTTATCACAGCGGTGAGTGTGAACACAAGTGGCAAGGCTTTAACGGCAATGCTCAGCCCGTGACCGCAGGAACTATCGTGCAAATGGCAAAGGAAAGAGGATACAGCCCCCATGAGTTTAAGGCATACGATTGGGACGGCGAGATAATTGCAGAAGAAAGCAGTCCCCTTGTAAACGGCGGTGAGGGCATACCGATCACCGAGCCTGCTCAATGGGATCCTGTCAAGGAGATAGTCACATATCTTGAAACACTCTTTGAAGCAGGAGAGAACGTGGGCTATGTTACGCAAACGTGGGAAACAGAAAAGGACGGCAAGACCAGGTATCTGCCCACAAAGGGCTGCTGTGACAGGACGGCAGGGGAGCTTATCAAGAGGCTTGGCGAATGTAACGGCGACATTGGTGCGGTGTTTGGCGACTACAAGGAAGAAGCCGGAGCGTGGATCCGCTTCAATCCTCTTGACGGCAAGGGCGTAAAGAACGAGAATGTAACAGACTACCGCTATGCTCTTGTTGAAAGCGACAGTATGCCTATAGAACAGCAGAATGCTGTGATGAGAGAGCTTGAACTTCCTATCGCTGTGCTTGTATACAGCGGTGGAAAGAGCGTTCACGCTATCGTCAAGATAGACGCTCCAAACTATGATGAATACCGCAGGCGTGTTGATTTTCTTTACAAGGTCTGCAAGGAAAGCGGTCTTGACATAGATAAGCAAAACCGCAATCCCTCACGTCTTAGCCGTATGCCAGGCGTTATGAGGAACGGCAAGAAACAGTTCATTATTGACAAGAACATAGGCAAAGAAAGCTTTTCAGAATGGAAAGATTACATAGAAAGTATCAATGACGATCTCCCTGACCCTGAGAGCCTGAGTGCTGAGTGGGATAACCTGCCTGAGCTTGCACCACCACTTATTGACGGTGTTCTCAGACAGGGTCACAAAATGCTCATTGCAGGTCCGTCAAAGGCAGGCAAGTCTTATGCACTTATCGAAATGTGCGTGGCGATAGCTGAGGGGGTCAAGTGGTTTGGCTGGCAATGCACCAAAGGAAAGATACTATACGTCAACCTAGAGCTTGACAGAGCATCTTGTCTGCACCGCTTCAAGGACGTGTACACCGCAATGCACCTAGAGCCTGATAACCTCAACAGCATAGACATATGGAATCTGAGAGGTCACAGCGTACCAATGGACAAGCTTGCACCAAAGCTTATACGCCGAGCAAGCAAGAAGAATTACATTGCCGTGATAATAGACCCTATCTACAAGGTCATAACAGGTGACGAGAACTCAGCAGACCAAATGGCGCACTTCTGCAACCAGTTCGACAAGGTATGCACAGAGCTTGGCTGTGCGGTCATATACTGCCACCACCACTCAAAGGGAGCGCAGGGCGGAAAGCGTTCAATGGACAGAGCCAGCGGTTCAGGAGTATTCGCCCGTGACCCTGACGCACTTCTTGACCTTTCAGAGCTTGAAATTTCAGACAGCCTTTACAAGCAGCAGGAGGACGAAACTGTTTGCCGTATCTGTGAGAACTGGATGAGGAGATTTTACAGAAATACTGATGACCTTTGTTCACAGGACGATCTTGTTACGCCGTCAAAAATGCTTGAGATAACGCACAAGCACCTGCACCCGAACTCGTACAAGCTTATGATGGCCGACATAGACAAGGCTAAGCTTGCGGTAAGAAACCGCACGGCATGGCGTATAGAGGGTACTCTGAGAGAGTTCCCGAAGTTTGCTCCCCTCAATATGTGGTTTGATTATCCTGTTCACAGAGAGGATACTGTGGGCGTGCTTAAAGACTGCGAGGTAGAGGACATCACACCGAATTGGAAAAAGAATTTCAGCAAGAAGAAGACCAGTGAAGACCGCAGCAAGGAGCGCAAGGAGAGCATTGAAACAGCTTTCAGCGGTGTGCAGGAGAACGGCAAGTGCCGCATTTCTGAGCTGGCGGAGTACATAGGAAAGAGCGAAAAAACCGTTGGAAGATACCTCAAAGAGCATGGTGGCTTTTGGATAGAAGAGGGAGAATGCGGCTTAAAAGCTCAGTAGACAGACAAGACAAAATCGAATTTTTGAACTTTAGACAGACAGGAAAAAATCGAAAAGTGTCAGGGACAAAATCGAACTTTTTTCTTGTCGGACAATATCGAAAATTACCGAGTTTGTCGGACGGACAGACAAAGTATATTATATTTAATTTTTTTTGGCCCGCCTAAAGGACGGCGGTCAAAATATTATAAGCAAATATAAACCGCACCCGACACGAAAGGAGTAGACTTTATGCGAGGCAAAAACATTAATTATGATTTTTTGAACTGTGCGAGAAAAATGCCGCCGCTCAGACATACTACATCAGAAACTTTTGATATTACTCAAAGCGAGGTCGCAAGGTGGTTGGTATCTCAGCCTGATATAATGCAGAAGATTTTTGATATGGCTGCAAATCACAAGATGATAAGCTATGACCAAACTACACGGACTTGGAGAGGAGCAGATAACAATGACTGAATTTTTTATGGCAATGATACCGCCGACGGCTACAGCGCAGGAACACAAGGTGGCAGTAAGAAACGGCAAGCCGATATTTTATGACCCACCCGATGTAAAGGCGGCAAAAGAAAAGCTCACGGCAAACCTAGCAAGGCACAGACCGCCTGAGAAGTACATCTGTGGGATAAGGCTAGTAACAAAGTGGTTGTTCCCAAATGACGGCAAGCACAAGGACGGAGAGTACAAGACCAGCAAGCCTGACACAGACAACCTGCAGAAGATGTTCAAGGACTGCATGACACTATGCGGCTTTTGGACTGACGACCAGCTTGTGGCGAGTGAGATATGCGAGAAGTTTTGGGCGGACATACCTGGCATTTATGTGAGGATAGAGGAGCTATGACGATACACGAAGTAAAGAAAAGTCTCGGACGCAGGGTGAGCTACAACGGCTCCGATTGCTACGAATTGACAGGGTGCATTATCCGCAAGAGCAGTAAGACAGGTCAGTTTTTCTATCAGGCAGAGATCGCTGACAAGACTTGTGGCAATACGTTGGTGTATTGTAGACTGGAAGAGTTGAGGTGTGAGGAGGCAAAAGAATGAAAACACATAATCTGAAACTTAGCATAGACTTTTGTGACGCTGTTCAGAGCGGTGAGAAAACTTTCGAGGTCAGAAAGAATGACAGAGGTTTTCAGACAGGAGATCTGATAAGATTTATACCGACTGACGGAACGTCTTATCGTAGCTCAGACGGCACAGTAAGAGAACACGCAAAACATGAGATATCAGGACATACATACAAGATAACATATATCCTCAACGGCTGGGGAATAAAGAACGGGTATGTTGTGCTGGGAATTAAGGAGATAAAATGCAATAACTGCGTATTTTATCATACTTGTAGCAAACGGAATGTAGTTTGTGATGATTACAGATCAACGATCTATAGACAAACTGAGGAGGATTAACATGAACAATGATTTAGAAAAATGCAAGGCGTTTCTCACTCGTTTTATCGAGATATGGACAACACCAATTCATGAGATAAAGGACTATCGTCCTTATTATGCTGAGGAAGAAACTGCTAAGCTTATCAATGAAATTAAGAGTTCAGGAGTTTTGAGTACAGTGAACGTGGAGGTGAAACACGGACATTGGATATACGGAAAATTTGATGTTCCGCATTGCTCAGAGTGTGGATTTATTGTAATGCCAGATGACATTACCACTGTATGTATGAACTGCGGTGCAATAATGGACGGTGATGATAAGTGACCCGTTGTAACACCTGCACACACAAACGCACCTGTATTGATGGAGCAAATTACAGATATGCCGCTGAGTGTAAGAGATACAGAGAGGAGGGATAGTCTATGGAAAGAAACGACCCAATGACCATGTCACGCCTGAAAGCCTACCGCAGGAACGCCTCAGCCATTGAGGACATCAAGGCAGAGCTTTCAGGCAAGTACGTTGCCGACAGTATCAGCGTATGCACTCCGCCGTCCTACACACCACACAGCACACGCATAGACGGCTTATTGCCAAGCGGTGATACACTTTCATTGCTGTGCGAACAGGCACGGCTAGAGCGTGAGCAGGGGGCTGTGGAGGAGTTCATCAAGGGGATAGAGGACTATCAGACACGGCGAATGTTCGTGCTGAAATTCATCAAGGGTAAGACGTACTTGCAGATAGCTATGCAGGTGAGTGGTGGGAGAATGTCAGAGAGCGGAGTGCGAATGAAAATCCAAAGATATTTGCAAGAAAAGTGAAAGTTGTGCGGTTTGTGCGTTTTAGGTGTGTTATAATTTAAACTGAGGAAAGTGTAGATGTACCTCAGACTTGTACTTTCATTGAAGTCACCTCCAATTTTCTAAGCCCCGTAAGGGGCTATGCAGGTTGAGAGCGTGCCAGCTCAACATCTGCTCCACCATTTACAAAACTCCTTATAATATTTTCACAAGGGCGGCTGCATTTTGCGGTCGCTTTTGCGTTGTGTCGCAAAAGGTTCATAAATGTCGAAAACTTGAAGTGTTGCATAAAATAGGCTAAATGATTTTGTGCAGTAGGGAGAATTTTTGTTTATAACCTTGATGTTTTGTACTTTATGTGTTAATATATAGAAAATAATAAAAGGAGGTTCTTAAATGAAACTTAGCAAAAAAGACAGAATAATACTTTTCAATCAGTATGAGATACTTAAACGCCTTGATACTGATAACGCTGAACAGTATGAACTATATCAAGATATTCTCGCACAGGGGTTTGAGTATAATTATAAAGAGATTGGTCCAGCTTTATGTGAAGTCCCATATTCAGTTTCCGAAAAAGTATATGAGATATTAGAGATGTTAAGGTGCATGACCTTTTCTTTTGACAATCTTGAAGATGTGACAGGCCTAAATCGTGAAGACTATATATTTAGAGGCTTTGACGGAAATGATAATGAAGAAGCAAAGTATTATGAATATGCAGAATGGCTTATAAAATCTAATGGCAAGTATCAGGAATTTAAAGATTGTGAATTTAACAGTCACAGTAAAATCCTGCCAGAGTATAAAGAAATGCTTGAGAGATTTGGTAAACTTGCTAAGACCAGAACAAATGGTATTCATTCAGCGGATTTATCTGCTGATGAATTAAATTATATCATTGACAAAAAATAATCTTACGAACTGCTACAACAATGTGGCAGTTCTTTTTATATCCCAAAACAACAAAAAACCGAGGTGAGGTGAATGCCGAATGAACAGAATTTAATAGTTCCAAGCTCGAGTGAAGCTCGAAAAAATGGTGCAAAAGGCGGTAAAAAATCAGGCGAAGTCCGCAGGCGTAAAAAGACTATGAAGCAGGTAATGGACTTTCTGCTTGAACAGCCTGCCAATACCAGAGCGGACTATGAGTTCCTCGTTGAGCAGGGCATTGACCTTAACGGCCTTGACCCTGACTTCATAAATAATATGCTTCTTGTGAATGCGGCTCTTATGGCAAGGGCTAAGCAAGGGGACGTTGCGGCGGTGAAAGAGCTGCGTGACATTATCCGTGATGACGATATGCTCAAACATAAGATAAAATACGATAACGCAAGGCTCAGGCTTGAAAAACAAAAGCTTGAGCCTGTTTCTATGCCCGATAAGGTGTACAGCGGTATCCCTGCGAGCCTTGTTGCTCCTACGTTCTCACCTGTCCTGTTCGATATTGCAGAGCAGGAACATTCCGAGTATGTTTTCCCCGGCGGACGTGGCTCGACTAAATCTTCATTCTGCGGTCTGAACGTTATCGACCTGCTTATGAAGAACGAGAATATGCACGCCTGCATCCTGCGCTCTGTGGCGAATACTCTTAAAGACAGCGTTTATTCTCAGATACTCTGGGCAATATCTGCACTTGGTCTTGATGATGAGTTTGCCTGCACAAAGTCGCCCCTTGAAATCACACGCATTTCAACAGGGCAGAAAATATACTTTCGTGGTGCTGATGACCCGTACAAGATGAAGTCTATCAAGCCTCCTTTTGGCTATATCGGCATCGTGTGGTTTGAGGAGCTTGACCAGTTCGGCGGTGAAGAAGCTGTGCGAACAATAGAACAGTCTGTTATAAGAGGCGGCGAGAGAGCATATAAGTTCAAGTCTTTCAACCCTCCGAAGTCGGCTCAGAACTGGGCGAATAAGTACATCAAAGTGCCGAGAACGGACAGACTCGTTACCGAAAGCACTTATCTTACTGTGCCGAAAAAGTGGCTTGGCAAGCCTTTTCTTGATGACGCCGAATTTCTCAAAGAAACCAATCCCACTGCCTATGAGAACGAGTATATGGGCATTGCAAACGGTACGGGCGGCAATGTTTTCGACAACGTCCTCATAAGAGAGATAACCGACGACGAGATAGCGCAGTTCGATAACATCTATAACGGCGTTGACTGGGGCTGGTATCCCGACCTTTACGCTTTTGTCAGAGTGCATTATGCCCCTGCTCAGCACACGCTGTTCATATGGCAGGAGTACACCTGCAACAAAACAAAGAATGTTGATACCGCAAAGCATTTGCTGGAGCTTGGTATCACATCAAATGACCTTATCACCTGCGACAGCGCAGAGAATAAGTCTGTTGAGGATTACAGAGCATACGGCTTGCTTGCAAGAGGTGCAGAGAAAGGCCCTAACAGCAGGGAGTATTCATATAAGTGGCTGCAATCTCTGCGAAATATCGTTATAGATAACAAGCGTTGTCCTGTGGCTTGCGAGGAGTTCATCAACTGCGAGTATGACAGAGATAAAGAGGGCAACGTTATAAGCGGCTACCCCGACGGCAATGACCACGTTATCGACGCCGTTCGGTATGCAATGGAAAGAGTATGGAAAAGGCGGGGTCAGTAAGCTATGGGCATTATTTCAAAAATAAGGGAGTGGATAAGCAGAATGCTTTCAAAGTCAGATATAAAGGGCGTTTACGGTATTGATATCGCCGTGACGGACAGCATGATAAGAGCTATCGACAAGTGGGACAGAATGTATGCAGGTAAGGCAGCACCCAAGGGAGTTCACTCTCTGCGGCTTGAACACGCTGTTGTGAGGGAGTTTGCAAACACGACTATCAATGAAATGACCCTGAAAGTTTCCAACGATAAGCTTGATGCTATAATGAAAAACGCTCTTGAAAACCTCAACAAAAATCTGCAAAGAGGTCTTGCAACAGGAGCAATGATAATAAAGCCGCTGGGTGCTGATAAGGTGCAGTATGTTCCGCAGTCGCAGTTCATTCCTGTGGAGTATGACGTGAACGGCAGGCTTATAAAGGTCATTTTCCCTGAGATAAAACGCATGGGCGATAATGATTACCGCATAAGGCTTGAATATCACGCTCTGGACTATGAAAAAGGGCTGACTATCACAAACAGGGCTTTCCGTTCCAATGACGGCGTGTCTCTTGGTGCTGAGATACCTCTCACGGCTGTTTCAGAGTGGGCGGAGCTTATCCCTAAGATAGCCTATCCCCTTATGCTGCGACCCTCTTTCGGCTATTATGTCAACCCTATCGACAATACAGTTGATGGTTCACATTCAGGCGTATCAGTGTTTGCAGGTGCGGAAGAAGTCATAAGAAAAGCTGATATCCAATTCGGCAGGCTTGATTGGGAGTTTGAATCTGGGGAGCGTGCCATAGACGTTGACGAGGCTGTGTTAAGACCTGTGACAGACCCGTTCACAGGTAAGAAGCGTGCAGAAATGCCAAAGCTCAATGAACGGCTTTTCAGAGGGGTAAACGTGTCGGCTGGCACGAGCGGTGACTTTTATCACGAGTTCTCACCGCAGTTAAGACAGGCTGATTTTATCGCAGGACTTGAAGAATACAAGCGTGAGATAGAGTTTTCTGTGGGGCTGTCCTATGGGGATATTTCAAACCCACAGACAGTTGATAAGACGGCAACGGAGATAAAGTCCTCAAAGCAGAGAAAGTTCGATACTGTCACGGCGATACAGAATAATCTCCGTGTCTGCCTTGAAGACCTGTGCTATTCGCTGGCGTTTTATAATGGGCTTACTCAAAGCGGTTATGAGCTGTCTGTGAACTTCGAGGACAGTATCCTTGCTGATGATGAAACAAAGCGTGCAAGCGATCGTCAGGACGTTTCTATGGGCATTATGCCACTGTGGGAATACCGAATGAAATGGTATGGTGAGGACGAGAAAACGGCTAAGAAAATGACCTCCGACAGCACCGCAGAGGTGATAGAATAATGCTCAAAGCAAGCGAGATAGAGCGAGTTTCAATGGTTCTTGACAAGCCTCTGCGTGACCTTGAAATGCAGATAATGGAGGATATTGTCCGCAGGATAAAGATAAACGGCGAGATAACACGTTCGGCAGATTGGCAGATATACAGACTTCATGAGCTTGGAATGAGCAAGCGTGAGATAAAGAAAGCCATAGCCGATAACCTTGACCTCTCCAAAGCTGAGATAAAAGAACTGTACAATGATATCCTGCAAAAAGGCTATGAATGGGACGATAGCATATACAAGACCAAAGGCAAGGCACGGATGCCCCTTGAAGAAAATGAGGGCCTGCAAAGGCTGCTGTCGGCTGTATCGGAGCAGACTTCGGGGGAGCTTAAAAACATATCTCAATCACTCGGATTTGCAGTAAAACAGCCTGACGGCAAGCTTAAATTCACGCAGGCGGCTGACTTTTATCAGCAGAGCCTTGATAACGCCATAATGGGCATAGCAAGCGGAGCGTTCGATTATAACACGGTCATAAAGAAAGTCATTTCGGATATGACGAACTCAGGTCTGCGTACTGTGGACTATGCCACAGGCTGGAGCAACAGGGCAGACGTAGCCGCAAGGCGTTCGGTGATGACAGGGCTTTCACAGCTGACCGCAAAAATGAATGAGGACAACGCCAAAGAGCTTGGCACAGACTATTTTGAAGTCACTTGGCACAGCGGAGCAAGACCCTCTCACCAAGAATGGCAGGGCAAGGTCTACAGCAAAAAAGAGCTTGAAACTATCTGCGGTCTTGGTACTGTGACAGGTCTGTGCGGAGCGAATTGCTATCACGATTATTACCCCTTTATCCCCGGCATATCTGAGCGTTCCTACACAGACGAGGAGCTTGCACAGATGAACGCAGAGGAGAACAAGCCTGTTAAGTACGGTGATAAAGAGTACACAAAGTATGAGGCTTTACAGCGGCAAAGAAAGCTTGAAACTGCAATGAGAGCCCAGCGACAGAAGATACATCTTCTTGAAGAGGCAGGCGCTGATGAGGAAGATATCATCAACGCACGCTGCCGATATCGTGGCACTTCCCAGGAGTACACGAGGTTTTCAAAAGCAATGGGTCTGCCTCAGCAGAGAGAGCGTGTGAACGCCGACGGACTGGGGAATATCGGGGTGGGAAAAACCAAGATAGACTTGACGCAAAAAGATTATAGTGATATAATTGATATGAAAGGTAAGATGTCTGATATAGACGTGCGAAAGTGGTACAGACACCATAATAAAAATATCCCTCAGCTTATCGACAAAAGCAAGTCTATTGAAGAACAGGCAAGGCAAGCTTGTGAACTGCGTAACAAATATCGCTTTCAGGCAAGAGAGTTAATGGAAGATCAAAAAGCTCGTAAAACCCTTGACCAGACCGAACCTATCATTTCTTTTGAAGACTTGGTATCAAATAAAATGGTACGAAAAAACATGAGCAGAGAAGAAGCTATAGCAGACACTTTGAAGACCGCTGTAAAAACACGAAGATCAGTAGATAAAAGGTATGGATTGGATGATCAGCAATGAAAAAATATGAATACAATATTTGCACGGCTGCGGACAAAGAAATTTTTGAAAAGCAATGTGCGGCATTGGAAAAGCATATCCCAGGCATTGAACGGTCCGATATGCTGACAGATGTTGACGGCTCACAAACGCAGATATATGAATTAAATGGAAAGAAGATAATCGTACACAACAGTTATTATATTGACGCTGTGTACATTGATTCAGAAGTTGAACTTACAGAGTATTTCAAATGATAATTTTACCGCTTGACTAATGTCGGGCGGTATTTTTATACATGTGATAGTCAAAATGATTTATAGAACATTTTTCTTGAAAAAAGTATTGCATAAATCAATTATATGGTGTATAATATATTTTAAGGAGTGATAAAATATGAATATACCATTTGAACCAATGGCATTACCATTCAATTTGGAATATGTCGATTTAAACGAGATCGTTTCTGATATTGCTGTCGCATCGACAAAGTTAGGCGAATTTAATGAGATGATGGAGCATTCTAAAATCGCATATACTTATTCAGTAAATCATATGATCAGGATTGAGTCACTTTATTCAACAAAAATTGAGGGTACCCAAACAACAATTGATGCAGTTTACGAGTCTGATACGGAAAAAGAGGAGACTAAAAATCCAGATATAAAAGAGGTTCTTCGTTATAACGAAGCTCTGTCTATGGCAAGCAAGGAGATAAATGATAATCCTATTACAATAAAATTGTTAAAAAGGATACACGAAATACTTTTGCGTGGTGATGTCAGAAAAAATTCACGGTTTATTCCGGGCAAATTCAGAACACAGCAAAATAGAGTTGGGGATCATGTACCACCGATTGCAGCAAATGTTCCTCAATGGATGGGTAATCTTGAAAGGTATATCAATAATGATTATCAGTTTGAAGATAAGCTGCCTGCAATAGTTAAGGCTGCACTTATTCATGCTCAGTTTGAAACAATACATCCATTTCCTGATGGTAATGGAAGAGTTGGAAGGGTTCTAATTCCTATTTATTTATTTAAGCAAGGCGTTGTTTCATCTCCATTTTTTTTCTTAAGTCAAGAATTGGAACGTAATAGGGTAAAGTATTACTCGTTTTTACAAGGCACAAGATCACTGACGGTTAAAGGTTTTACTGATTGGATCAAATTCTTTTTAAATTCAGTCATTAATCAGGTAAATAGAGATATTGCTTTTTTGAATAGTCTTGATAGACTCTATGAAAGCACGCTATGCACTATGAGAAACAATATAAATACAACAAATTCAGAAATTGTAATTAGAGCAATTTTCAAACATCCTATTTTCACAATTGATATGCTAAATAGAGAAACAGGAATAAATAAAAATTCATTGAGAAAGTATGTTAATATATTAAAAAAAGAAAATGTCATATTTAAAGATCAAAAGAGCAGAAATTCTAGGTTTTATTTCATTGAGTTATTAGACTTGCTTTAATTATGGTATTTTACGCATCAGGTTAAGCCGTTTTGAGAGATCAAGGCGGCTTTCTTCTATGTGATATCTTTACCGCTCCGCTACGGCGAGGCGGTATTTTTATACCCAAAATCAGAAAGGACGGATAAATATGAATTTCGGACAGGCAATTGAAGAAGCAAAGAGAGGTAAGAAAATAGCAAGAAAAGGCTGGAACGGCAAAGGACAGTATGTTGAGCTTGCCACTAATGTTAGTTATAAATCACCTAATGGTACTGTGACAAATGTAAACCATAAGGATATGGGCAATAAAGCATTAGCGTTTGTGGGAACTTCTGGCGTACAACTTGGCTGGCTTGCAAGTCAAGCAGATATGCTGTCGGAAGATTGGCAGACAATGGACTAATCAAATATCGGAACTAAGCACCTTAACGGGTGCTTTTTTCATACCATTTCGTCCTTGATATGACGTTAAACTGTCAGACTTTCACACCGCAGACAGAGCGGTATATAAGCTATGTAGAAAGGACAAACATATGAAAAACATTTTTGAGATCCTTGCCACTCTGGGTATCGTTATCCCTGATGACAAGAAACAGGACATCACAAAACAGGTGGCAGAGAATTATAAGACTGTGGCTGAGTTTGAAAAGGTGAAAAGCCGCCTTGAGGTGGAGCGTGATAACTATAAGGACAGCCTTGATACCGCACAGAACTCTCTCAAAGAATTTGAGGGCGTGGACGTCAAGGAGCTTAACGGCAAAGTTGCACAGCTCACCGCTGACCTTGCTAAGAAAGATACCGAGTATCAGGCGAAGATATCTGATATGGAGTTTGACGCTACCCTTGATAACGCTATCTCGGCAAGCAAGGCAAGAAACGTCAAGGCTCTTAAAGCTTTGCTTGATGTGGAAACTCTCAAAGCTTCCAAAAATCAGGCTGAGGATATCAAGACGGCTATCGAGAACGTGAAGAAAGATAACGATTATCTTTTTGAAAGCTCCGAGCCTATCAAGAACCCGGTTGCTCCCACAGGGACGCCTGCCGCAGGTGAAGTGAGCAAGGAAACCTTTGCAAAAATGGGGTATATGCAGAGGTTGGAACTTAAACGAACAGACCCCGAAAAATACGAACAGTTGAAAGGATAGGATATTATGAAAATGACAAATGGCATTAGAATTTCTATGCAGTATTTCGCAGAGCAGACAAAGATCACCGACCTTATCGATCCTGAGGTAATGAGTGATATGATCGACGCAAAGATAGAGTCTAAGATAACTGTATCTCCCTTTGCGAAGATAGACAGAACGCTCGTTGGCGTGCCTGGCGACACTATCACAGTGCCGCAGTACAAGTATATCGGCGATGCAGTTGATGTTGCAGAGGGCGTTGAAGCCGAAACTGTCAAGCTTGAAACAGACTCCACTCAGGCTAAGGTAAAGAAAGCCATGAAAGCGGTGGAGATAACTGATGAAGCACTTCTCAGCGGCTATGGAAACCCTGCAGGTCAGGCGACTTCACAGCTTGCAATGTCTATCGCTTCTAAGGTGGACGCAGACAGCATGGACGCACTTATGAAAGCTCAGCTCATCTATGACGGCTCGGCCTCTGCTATCTCTTACAGCGGCATTGTTGACGCTGTTGACAAGTTCAATGAGGAGCTGAACACCGAAAAGGCTATGTTTATTAATCCTCATCAGAACTCACAGCTTAGAAAGGACCCGAACTTCATTTCAGCAGATAAGTATGACGGCAATGTGATCATGACAGGCGAGATAGGCAAAATAGCGAACTGCCGTATCGTTCCGTCAAAGAAGGTTTCACTTAACGAGGCTATCCCAGAACAGTATGTGAGAGTTGACAGCGATGCAGAGGGTGCAAAGGAAGTTGTTGCGGACAGCACAGCTTCACCAACTGCTTCACAGATAAAGCTCGGATCAGTAACGCCTTGTGCAGAGGGTTACGCTCCAAAGGTGGGTGACTATGTTGTAAAGAACGCCGATGTCAAGGCTGGCACTTTCTACATATGCCCTATCATCAAGCTCAACGCTGATACTGAAACAGAGGACGAAACATCAGCTCTGACTATCTACCTCAAGCGTGACACCAACGTTGAAACAGAGAGAAGAAGCACAAAGCGCTGCACAGATATATCTGCTGACAAGCATTACACTGTGGCTATCTCAGACCAGTCAAAGGTAGTGCTTGCAAGATTCAAGAAGTAAAGAGGTGCGGCAGTATGAAAGCATATGCAAGCGAGAGCTATTATATAGGCGTTTATCTTTGCGGCAAAGAGCCTGACATATCTGCCGCTTTTGACTTCTATGCAATGCAAGCCACAAGCCTTATGAAGCAATATACCCTTGACAACGTTGACGAGAACGATATCCCCGAAGAAGTGAAAATGTGCTGCTGCGAGCTTGCGGAGAATATCTTCAAGGCAGAGCAGGAGGGCGGCACTCAGGGGGTATCTTCCGAAAGCGTCGGGGGTTGGTCAAAGTCATATGAAAGCTCAGATATCCGCAGGCAGAACGCTGACAGAGCCGTTCACGATATCGTGTACAAATGGCTCAGCGGAACAGGGCTGCTTTACAGAGGGGTGAGGTAAATGCTTGCAAACAGCGATTGCACGGTGTATCTTTTCGACAAGCAGACAGAGGGATTTGTGCGGAAGTATGCAGAGAAAGTTTACTGGTGTGAGAATAAGTCGGGAAGTATCGTGAAAAGCGGTATGCAGACCTCAGACAGCACAAGGGTGTATTTCTATGATGATAATGCACCGAAAACCCCTGCAAAGGATATGCTTGTGAGAGGAAAATGCGAGTTTGAGTTCGATAATCAAACGCCGCAGAGCATATCTGAGAGCATGAAAAAGTTCCGTGCGGAGTATGACTTTGTTACGGTAATGAGCATTGATGATTATATGTTCGGCGGTCTGCCACATATGGAGGTGAGCGTAAAATGAAGATAGGTCAGCCTATGGACAGCAGGGCTATCACTTGGGATAAGTCCTTTGCAGGCAAGTATTCAGAACGCTTTGATAAGGCTCAAAAGTTCATTGACGCTGAGTGCATAAGGCATATGGTGAAGTATACACCTACCCTCAGCACTAATCTGAGAGAGTCTGCCACGAGAGGCACAAAAATAGGCAGCGGCAAGATACAGTATACTGTGCCCTATGCACGCTATCAGTATTACGGCAAGCTTATGGTATCCTCTGTTACAGGCTCGTCTTACGCCCGACATGGAGAAAAGAAAGTGCTGACGGACAAAGACCTTGTTTACAGCACTTCTTTCAAAGAGCCACTTGCCGGTAAGCTTTGGTTTGAGCGAATGAAAGCCGACAAGAAACAGCAAATACTCAGAGGAGCGGCGGCGATAATGGGAGGCAAAGCGAAATGAACATAATCGAGCTTGTGAAAGATATCTTGCAGCAATTCCCGAAAATATCGGAGGTTTGCAACGATATCCATATCGACTTTACCGACGATACGCCAACAAATTACGGCTTGTCCTCAACAGGCGACAGCCTTATAAGCTCTGATATTCTGGGTGGTCAGACAAGACAGCACAACTTCATTCTCTATGCTGTGTATCAGTCTATGAACGACTTTGACAGAATGTCAAACAGCGGCGTATTGCTTGAATTGCAGATGTGGCTTGAAAGCTATGCAGACAAGCACCGAGATACCACCTTCACTACCATAACAGAGGACGAGGAAAGGACAGGCGTTCTTGAAAAGCTCACCTGCGCAAACGGAATGATATATGCAATACCAAACGAAAACACAAACGATACTGTGCAGTATCAATTACAGATAGCGGCACAGTATCAGATATAAAAGGAGGAAAACATATGCCTGATTATTCATACAAGAGCGGAAAGCTCAACAGAAGTCATCTTCTGCATTATCTTGACACTACATTCGCAGCGGTCGCCTCATCACCAAGCTGGTATCTTCTCGGTAAGGACGTTGAGGACGCAAGTGTGGCACTCAACCCTGACACTTCCACAAAGAAGAATATCCTTGATGAGACCACAGTTGAGGACAACGGCTATGAGCCTGAGTTTGACCTTGACACATTCTATGCAAAGCCCGGTGACGCACTTTACGAGAAGCTTAAAGATATCATGATGAATCGTCTTACGGGCGACGCCTGCAAGACAAGTGTTCTCGAGGTCATCGTTGACAAGACCACGGGTGCGTATGACGCATGGACGGAAGATGTCATAGTCAAGCCGCAGTCTTATGGCGGACCACAGGGGGGCGTAAATATCCCGTTCAACTGCACCTTTGCAGGAAACAGAGTGAAAGGCTCTGTCACCTTTGCGGCAGGCGTGCCAACGTTTGCAAAGACTACGGAAGAATAAATTATATGACAAACATATGAAAGCACTTCGTTCAGAGCGGAGTGCTTTTTGTTTGCCATAATACAGAAAGGACGATAGAAATGTCAATGCAGTCAATAGATTTTAACAGTGGCAATTACAAAGAGTACGCTATCAACGGCGACGAGAACAGAGTGATAAGGATAAACGTGTCAGACGTTGGTATCATCACAAGGATACAGGACGCTATGAACAAGGCTGACAATATCGCAGAAGAAGTGTCAGAACGTGAGAAAAAAGAGGATAAAACTCAGCTTCTCAAAGAGTATGACCAGCGTGCAAGAGAAATGGTCAATGTCATATTTGGAAGCGATGTGTGTACGGCGGCGCTCGGAAGCGTGAACGTGTTCTCTGTGGCTTCAAACGGCAAGCCTGTGCTTGTGAACTTCCTTGAAGCGCTTCTTATTGTGGTGGTGCAGGAGATAAAGTCAGCGCAGACGGCTGCTCAGATAAAGCTCGAAGAAAAGGCGGAGAAGTACACCGCACCTGTTATCGCTCATCAACATATTGCTCAGCCTGCGGTCAACGTGGCGGAGCTTTCTGACGAGGACAAAAAGGCTCTGCTCAGGGAGCTGCTGAAATGATAGGCAGTTTGCCAACAGCCCTTGAAATAGGCGGCAAAGAGTATGCCATACACTCGGATTTTCGAGTAATCCTGCGGATATATTCAGCCTTTGCAGACCCTGAACTTGACGAGCGTGAAAAGTGCTATGTGTGTCTTAAATGCCTTTACGCTGAGGATATCCCACGAGAGCATTTGCAGGAGGCTGTCAACAAGGCTTATTGGTTTGTTGGCGGTGGAGATGTTCCGCAGGAGAGCGTTCAGCCTGCGAAGACTATTGACTGGGAGCAGGACGAGAGTATTATTTTTCCTGCGGTGAACAAGGCGGCAGGCTTTGAAACGAGGACGGTAAAATATCTTCATTGGTGGACTTTTCTCGGCTATTTCAACGAGATAGGCGAGGGGCTTTTTTCGTCTGTTATAGGCATACGGCAAAAGCTTAACAAGGGCAAAAAGCTTGAAAAATACGAGCAGGAGTTTTACAGAAACCACCGCAATATGATAGACCTTAAACGAAAGCTCTCAGCAGAAGAGCAGAGGGCTGAAAACGAGGACAAAGAGTTTCTGAAACAACTGACGGGAGGTGAATGACAATGGCTGACGGGTGCTTGAATTTTGACACCAACATAAACAAAGAGGGCTTTGAAAAGGGCTTGAAAAGTCTTTCCGATATGGTGGGGGATATCAAGCCAAAGCTTAAAAGCCTTGCAATGGCTGTGACGGCAGCATTCTCCGTCAAGAAGCTTGTGGACTTCGGCAGACAATCCATAGAAACAGCCTCAGACCTTGCGGAAGTTCAGAACGTTGTTGACACGGCTTTCGGTGAATCAAAGCAGAAAATGGAGGACTTCGCTGACACGGCTGTTAAGACCTACGGCATTTCAAAGCTTACCGCAAAGCAGACGGGCTCAAACTTCATGGCTATGGCGGCAGGAATGGGGCTTGCCAATGACAGTGCAAGCGATATGGCTATGGCTCTTACAGGGCTGTCTGCGGATATGGCGTCATTTTATAATGTCGGTCAGGACGTGGCAAGCACGGCTCTGAAATCGATATTCACAGGGGAAACTGAGACCCTCAAACAGTTCGGTATCGTTATGACGGACGCCAACTTGCAGGCATATGCGCTTTCAAAGGGTATCACGAAATCAACTGCTGATATGTCTCAGGCTGAAAAAGTCCAGCTGAGATACAATTACGTTATGTCGCAAACGGCTCTTGCTCAGGGGGACTTTGCAAAGACTTCTGACAGCTGGGCAAACCAAACTAGAATACTCTCTGAGCAATGGAAAGAGTTCGGAGCGACTATCGGCACTGTGCTGATGAACGTTCTTCTGCCTGCTGTCAAGGCGATAAACAGTCTGCTTTCACAGCTCATAGCTTTGGCACAGGGGGCAGCGAGGGCACTTTCAGAGGCGTTCGGCTTTGAACTAAGCAACAGTGCAGACGAGGCTCAAAACATAGTGAAAAGCACCTCTCAGGCGGCTGATAATTACAGCGATATAGCCGACAATGCACAACAGGCTCAGGAGGCACAGGAAGGCTCTCTTGCAAGCTTTGACCAGATGAACAAGCTGAATGATGAGAGCAAGTCAGACAGCACTGGGGTCAGCGGAGCTGGGGAGATAATGCAGCCTTCCGGGACTAGCGTTGAGGTGGATACGGGAAAGGCTGATAAAAAGCTGTCTGACTTTTTCAAATCAGTAAGAACTCAGTTTGAAAAGCTTGCAGACTATCTTGATAAGAATTTTAAGCCTATTTTCGATGATATATGGAGCGGACTTGAAAGAGAGAGCATTGAACTTGCTCAGATACTCGGCGGAGTTTTCAGTGATATAATGTCGCTTTCCGAACCGCTCAAAGCTTATTTTATAAACGATTTTACACCGCTTATGCAGACCGCTTTCAGCACGCTTGGCAAGATAGGCATAGGACTTTTTGACAGTTTCAATAAGGTGTTTTCTGATATCTGGAATGTGGCAGTGTTCCCTATACTGCAAAACTTTTTCACTGTAGGATTACCCCTAATGGCGGATTTTGGCACGCAGGTATGGAACACGCTAGGCGTACTGTTTGACAACATAAAAGAGATCTTCGATACCTTGTGGAACGGCGTTGCACAGCCTGTGTTAAACGCCTTAAAAACACTGTGGTGCGATACTTGGCAGAGCATTTCAGACTTTTGGAACGAATGGGGACAGCCTATATTTGACGGCATAAAAGAGGGTATAACCACCACAAAGAACATATTTCTCAACCTGTGGGAAACGGTCTTGAAACCTGTGTTTGACAAGCTCATGGACGTTGCTGACAGCGTTTGGACGGAGCACTTGAAACCTTTGCTTGATGAGTTTCTCGACTTTGTTGGAACACTTATCACAAGCGTTCTGAGCATTTACAACAAAGCCATAGCACCTGTTGTGAACTGGCTTGTGAGCATACTTGGACCGATAGTCAGCAGTGTGCTTGGCAAGATAATAAAGACAGTAGGCAATGTCATAAGCAATATAATTGACGCCGTGAAGAACATCATTTCAGCACTTAAAGGCGTTGTGCTGTTCATAGCGGGAGTGTTCACCGGTGATTGGAAAAAAGCTTGGCAGGGTGTAAAGAAGATTTTCAAAGGTGTATGGGACGCACTTGTTGACATAGCAAAAACACCTATTAATTTGATAATCGGGCTTATAAATGGTCTGACAGGTGCAGTTGAGGACGCTTTGAATTGGATAATCGACGGCATAAACGAGCTGAGCTTCACAACACCTGATTGGCTTCCCGGTGATCTTGGCGGTCAGACATTTGGCTTTGACCTAAGCCAAATTGATATCCCCGAAATACCCAAACTTGCCCAAGGTGCAGTAATACCGCCGAACTCTGAATTCCTTGCAGTTCTGGGCGATCAGAAGCGTGGTACGAATATCGAGGCACCGCTTGATACTATCACACAGGCTGTTTTGCAGGCTCTTGTGTCTTACGGCGGAGCAGGCGGAAATCAGAAGATAAGCGTTACCATACCGCTGACTCTCAACGGCAGGACTATCACACAGATAGTTATTGATGATATCAACGACTATATCAAGCGCAACGGCAGGTCGCCAATAAGGGCATAGGAGGTGCAGAAAATGAAAAGCAGAGGACTTATATTCGGCAGCGAAAGGGTCGCCACACCTGCGGAAGTCAGTTTTACAAATAACAAGATATGGTCGAACAATGCAGGGCGAACGGCTAACTGCAAAATGGTGGGCGATATAAGAGCCATAAAGAAAACTGTCACGCTGAAATGGTATCATCTCACAGGCGAGGAGACGGCCAAACTCAATGAGTATATCTCCAACGTTGACAGTCCGTTTTTCAGTATCACGCTCCTTGATGAGACATTTCAGGAAAGCACTTTTGACGTTTATGCAGGCGACCCCACCTATGAGGTTTTCGGCTGGGATGAGAACAAGCAGTTCTGCAAAGGCGTTGCGGTGGACTTGATAATGCAGTAAGGGGGCGTTTGAATGTACAAAACAGGGGAGCTTGTGGCACAGCGTATCGAGAGCTATTGCCGTACTTGGCGGCTGTGGATAGAGAATGCAGAGGGCATTATATCAGGCGACAGCATTATGTCAGCTGATAGCTCCATGCAGGCAACATCACTTTCAGACGACATCGAACTAGGCGCAGTATGTTCACAATCGTGGAACATGACCATAAGTGACACTGAAACAGCGTTTCTCGGCAAAGAGTATGACACATATCTATATCTCGTAGACTACGAAACTAGCGGCATACTTTCAGACGAAAAGGTACCAATGGGACGTTTTACCTGCGTTAAGTCGAAAAAGTCGGGTGGCAGTGTTCAGCTGACAATGGCGGACAGGCTGTACTTTTCGGATAAGTCATATGTACCTCACATACCTATGCCGAACTGGAATAAAGCCGTTGAAGACGACATATGCAGACAGCTTGGTTTGCAGAATGGAAATGATTACACAGAGGTGCGACTACTGCGTGACAAGAACGGCAGAAGGTTGATAGATAAGAACGGCAAGGTGTTGTACTCAAAATACTTTTACTTCAAGGTCAGCTCCGTGCCAAAAGACGTGACCATGCGCCAGGTGCTGTCCTATCTGGCTTCTGCGCAGGGGCAGTTCGGGTATGTTGACAGGTACGGAAAATACGTCCGAAAGTGGTATGGCAAGAGCGTGAAAACATTGGATAACAACACAATAGACCTGCCAACACTGTCTGAAAGGCAGAACGCTATCGTGGGCATTATCTGCAAAGTGAGTGATGATGTAACGCTGTCGCTTGGTGTGACAGATACAACGCAGGGTAGAGTTTTAGAGTTTGAAAATCCATACATGACAGAGTCTTTGCTACAATCTCTGTGGCGCAGGATAGGTGGATTTTCGTGGTACACCACTGAGCTATACCACAGACTTGGTGACCCACGTTTCGACATAGGTGACGTGGTGACCTACACCAACGGTGCAGACAGCTATGACATACCAATAACAAATTTAGAATTTACTTTTGACGGCGGACTGAGTGCTGATATTTCTGCGGTAGGTCTGTCGGTAGAAGAACAGCTTTAAGGGGGGCGAGATAATGGCTGATGAAAATTTGACATTGGCGCAAGATATCAACGACTATCCTATGCAACACGCAGGCGAGGAAATCGATGAGATACTGAGCCGAGCCGGCAAGATACACTATGGCACTGTGGAATACAAGATGACGAAAGCGAATCCATTGATGCAGATACCGCTTGGACTGACCTTTGCGCCTAAACAGGTAATAGCAACGCTACGGCAGACAGACACACCAACACCATATCAGAACTACTGCACCCACGTTTATGGGTCAGGAACGTCATACTATATGAGTGTCTGCATGGGAGCTAATAACGGGCCAACATTGGAAACCGTTCCAACAGGAACATACTATGTTGATTATATTGCAATAGAGTAAAGAGGGGTGATTAAATGACGATAACATTAAATGCAGATTATGACGTAACACTGAACACAGCCCTGCTGGGCTACGTCGGCGAAACGAACGCTAGACCCGTGTCGGTCGAAGGGCTGACAGTAGACGGC